GAGAAAACCGCAATATACAACCGTCTGCATGAGTACCGCGAAAAGCACGGCCTCGGCAGTTACGGCCCGCTGGTCGAAGCGTCGGATGGGAAGCTCACCGATACCGCTATACGGATGATGTATGATGCTGCGCGGATGCCGCTCTCAGACTGGAAGCTCCTCGAGACGGCGCTCGATAAGGTCGGAAACAAAACGATTTGATTTTAGGAGGTCAATAAAAATGAATGATCAGCAGAAAAACGAAGTAATCAAAGCCCTCGCATACGGAAAGACCCCAGAGAAAATTGTCGACGCTGAGGACGTGACACTCGAAGAAGTCTCGGAAGTCGCCACAGCTTGCGCTGAAGAAATCGCGGAGGCGCGCAGCGCCTACAAGAAAGGAGGCTTTATCAATGAGTCAGAATAAAGGCATCGACATATCGGCTTGGCAGGGTGCCCCCGACTTCGAAAAGGTCAAGGCTTCGGGCATTGAGTTCGTCATCATCCGCGCCGGATATGGCAAAAACAACCTAGACAAGCAGTTCATGCGCAACATCACGGAATGCAACCGTCTCGGCATCCCCTGCGGCGTGTACTGGTTCTCCTATGCGCTGACTATAGCCGACGCTCAAAAAGAAGCGGAGTACTGCCTCGCGGCGGTGAAGGCATATAAGCTCGAATATCCTATTTATTTCGATCTCGAGTATGACACCATTACATACGCAGCGAAGCGCGGCGTCACAATCAACAAGGCACTCGCCACGGCAATGGCCGAAGCTTTCCTCGCGGAGATTGAGAAGGCGGGTTACTATGCAGCGAACTACTCAAATCAGGATTACATGAGCCGTATGTTTGATATGACCGTCCTCGGCAAGCATGATCTCTGGTACGCATGGTATAATCAGACCTGTAATCGCACAACGGGCCTCTGGCAGTACAGCAGCACCGGGAAGGTCGACGGAATCTCCGGGAACATCGACATGAACTACAGCAACAAGGATTACCCCACGCTCATCCGCAGTCTCGGCCTCAATGGGCTAAAGGCTACGGCGACGACACCCAGCACGACAGTTACCGACTACCGGCTGGCAGGACTTGAGGCCCTCGTTAAAGCCAAAATAATTGAGAATGCTGACCTCTGGAAGAACCGTCTCGATGAGAAAGTAACAATTGGCGAGGTTCTCGGCATCCTCGGGAAGATGGTTACGAAAACCTGACAAAGGAGGGCGCAGGACATGGATAATATGGTGAAAGACCTCACAACGGAAATGGTTCCCGAGGGTATCTTCAGGGAAATAGCAAACGAGATCGGAACGGAGAACCTCATGAAGGTGGCCGACATCGTCGGTGGCGCGACGTTTTACTGGCCGAAGCCCGAGAGCTTTGTCCGGCCTGTCCGCGACGCCCGCATCAAGGAAGAGTTTAACGGGTACAACCACGTTGAACTTGCCAGAAAGTACGACGTTACGGAGCGCTGGGTGCGCCAGCTCTGCGGCGGAGGCCATGCTGAGGGGCAGTTTGAGCTTGACCTCGACAATCCCGGTGCATAAGGCTTTTACAACAAGTCTCAGAAGCAATTCTCAGAACTGCTACAAATAGTAACTTCCAGAAATATAAGCTACCCTAAGACTATGAGCTTTGCTCATAGTCTTATTTTTATTGCCAAAAGGGAGGACTTAACACCATGGACGCTATCCAGTCTCTCACAAGCACCGTCATATCCAATCTTGCTCTCGGAGTCATCACGCTGCTTGCCACCTACGCGATGTATTACATCACCAAGGCCACGGCGAAGGTGAAAGCACAGACCACCAAAATTAAAGACGAGGCAAGCCGGACGCTCCTCGTCAACGCTCTTGAAGACGTCAACGAGCTCGCGGGAGTTACCGTAGCGGCCATTGAACAGACAACGGCTGCCGCGCTCCGGCAGGCTGTCAAGGACGGAACAACCGACCGGGCCGAGCTGATTGCTCTCGGGAAGCAGGCATTTACTGAAATCAAGGCAAAGGTCACACCTGCGGCCCAGACTGCCATCACCGAGAACCTCGGCAGCTTCGACACTTACCTCACCAACCTGATTGAGACAAAGGTGCTCGCCCTTAAAGCGGCAACCAGTGCCTAGAGGGAGTCCGAATGATAACGCTTGCCCAAATAATCGGAACTGCCGCATCGGTCATCTGCACGGTCATCGTCGGAGCCCTTGCCTTCTTCATCAAGAAAACTCTCTCCGGGCTTGAGGATGCCGATAAAAAGCATGAGGACCAGATTAAAGAGCTCTCGGAAAAAAGCGCGTCTCAAATCAAGGAAGTGGCTGAAAAGAGCGCGGCTCAAACGAAGGCCGTTGAAGATAAACTCAATGACCTTCGCTCAGACCTTCCCCTTATCTACGTCACACGCGAGGACTATATCCGCACCATGAACAGCGTGGAGAAGAAACTCGACCAGCTACTCTACATGAGAAAGGAGACCACCGCTAATGATGGATGAAATGCAGGAACAGGAAGTCAGCAAGAACAAAGCCATCAGGGGCTACATCATCCGGGCCCTTGCTAAAGGCAATCAGAATGCGCTGCTCGTCCGGCAGATAACGAACGCCCTCGTAGCGGATGGACTCATCCTTACGCCGGACATATCGAAGCATCTCGAATATCTGACGGAGGCGGGCTACATTGCGTTTTCTAGCCAGATAGCGAACGCCTATAATGCATACCGCCGTGACGCGGTAATTAAGCTCACGCGGAAAGGCGTCGATTTGGTCGAAGGCACTATCGACGACCCCGGCGTAGATGTCTGAACAGAAGAAACGCCGGACGCGGGTAAGCTCCACGGTCGACAAGCTCCCGGATGATATAAAGACGCAGCTTGACCTGAAGCTCGCCGATACGGCGAACACCTATTTCGATATCTGCGACTGGCTCAANGAACAGGGCTACAACGTCAGCAAGTCGGCANTCGGACGCTATTCTCTGCGTACCAACAAGGCCGCNCAGAGAGTAGCTGAAACGATTCAGCAGACGCAGGCCATCGCTAAAATAGTCGAAACGCACCCCGACCTTGACTACACCAGCGCCACCAGCATGGTGCTTATGGACGGCCTCATGCGGAGAATCAGTTCCGCCGAGGAAGAATTTGAGGTTATGCCGCTCGACAAGGCCGGACGCCTTGTCACCTCCCTGCAGCGGAACGCCATTTATGAAAAGCGTACCAAGCAGGATATGAAGAAAAAGATGGAGCTCGCCTTCGAAGAGCTAGAGACAGAGCTCATGGCAGCCATCAAGCAGCACCCCGAGCTTGCCGCCGATCTTCGCAGCGTGCTGGCCCGCGCCAAGGAGAAGGTGCTCACCGATGAAGATTAACATCGACGAATATCTTGAAAGCCTCGACCAGCAGGAAGACCGCGAGGCGGTCGCAAATCGGGAATACCAGCAGCAGCTTTTTGAGAAGTATGTCGCCAGCGACGTCAACTTCCCCGAGCTCCGGTCGCAACTCCTGAAGGATTACAAGGACGGCGCATCACTCACAGGGCCAAAGGGCCTGCGGCGCAGGCTCGGAGCTTTTGACCTCGAATATTTCGGGCGGGCCTATCTCCCCCACTATTTCGTCAGAGAGTCTCCGGAGTTCCATGCAGAGCTTGACAGGATATGGCGCGAAGGCGTCATGAAGAGCGTCGACCCGAACGCCGACGCAAAGAAGATTGACCAAAGCGAAGGCTGCCGCCGAGCAATCGAGGCGCCCCGTGGTCACGCGAAGAGCACGACCTTTACTTTCAAGGACAGCATCCACGCCGCCGTCTACGCCTACAAGCATTATGAGATCATCCTCTCCGACAGCTCGGAGCAAGCCGAGGGCTTCCTCTCGGATATCAAAACCGAGCTCGAAGAGAACACGGCGTTCAAAGAGGACTTCGGAAATCTGAAGGGCAGCGTCTGGAAAGCATCAGTCATCCTGCTCGCCAACGGTTCCAAGATTGAAGCGCTCGGAGCAGGCAAGAAAATTCGCGGACGCCGCCACAAGCAATGGCGTCCCGACCTTATCCTCTGCGACGATCTCGAGAACGACGAGAACGTCAACACACCCGACCAGCGCAAGAAGCTGCGCAACTGGTTTTACAAGGCCGTGTCGAAGGCGGGCGACACATATACGGATATCGTGTATATCGGAACGCTCCTCCACTTCGACGCGCTGCTCGCCAACGTCGCAAACAACCCGAGCTATAAGACGGTCAAATATCGCGGCGTCATCAGCTTCGCAAAGAACACCGCGCTCTGGGACGCGTGGGAGGCAATCTTCACCGACCTCGCGAACGAGGCCCGGCAGGAAGACGCCCGTGAGTTCTTCGAGCAGAACAGAGAAGCGATGCTCGAAGGGACGGCTGTTCTCTGGGAACAGAAGCTCAGTTACTACGACCTCATGGTTATCCGGATATCTGAGGGCGAGGCTTCCTTCAACTCTGAAATCCAGAATGACCCAATTGACCCCGAGAGCTGTACATTCCAAGAGGAGTGGTTTGACTTCTACGATGACGACGGGAAGACGGTTCCAGACTTCTCAGAACCGAAGTTCATCTTCATCGGCGCGAACGACCCGTCCCTCGGCAAGAACAAGAAGTCGGATACCTCTTCAATCTTCGCGCTGGCAAAGGACCTTCAGACCGGCTATATGTATGTCGTCATCGCTGACATCGAAAAGCGCAAGCCCGATCAAATCATCGAGGACGCCATTGAGGACAGCCGCCGCCTGAAGCGTGACTATAAGAAGCCCTACTATAAGTTCGGCGTCGAGACGGTTCAGTTCCAGTATTACTTCAAGGACGTCATGGTACAGAAGTCCGCCGAGGTCGGAGAGTACCTCCCGATTGAGGAAATCAACAGCACCCAGAACAAGGACGCCCGCATCCAGTCTCTGCAGCCATATGTGAAAAACGGCTACATCAAGTTCTCCAAGAAACACAAAACCCTTCTGAAACAGATGACCGAGTACCCGATGGGCAAGAACGACGACGGCCCGGACGGTCTGCAGATGGCCGTCAAGCTGGCGCTCGACGTCAAGGTCGGCACGAAGGTCGACTACAAATCAGTTCTCTCCCGCGCTCTCGGATTCAAGCGCGGAACCTATTAACGCGAATCGGCACAAAGGGAGTCTTCAACATTAACAGTTCATCAATTAGAGAAGTGATCCACGGCGACAGTCTCAGCGTTTTAAGGCAGATGCAGGACGAAAGCGTGGACGCGATAATTACCGACCCGCCGTATGGCATCGACTATCAGAGCAAAGCGCGGAACATCCGGATGGCGAAAAT